ATCATAAACATACATAAAAATTGAAATCGTGTAGTGAACTACTCACGTCCATAAACTCTGTCTATCAGAACCGCGACCACTGTGGTGACGTAATATGTCATCAACCTAAAAAAGCGGAAGAATATATTAAAACTAATAAAAAGTAATTATTTCTTATACACAAACCTAAATTTACTATACAAATCCGAAACCGGGTTCCCTTTAAGATCTTCCCACAATGTTAAAGTAAACCCCAAATCCTCCATTCGCGTGAATAACATATCTTTATGCGCTATTGGTTCGACTTTTGGTCCGTCGGCATAATACGGCGTATCGGCTAAATGGACGTATAACTTTTCCCCAAAGTTTCCCGAACTCGTATGTTTCATTAGAAAGTAGTTCCCTAACTCATCTTTTACGGGTGTGTTCATGATAATCTTATCTGAATTCGGTATGATTCCTATGAATTGACCACCAGGTTTTATTCTATTTTTAATTGCTAACAAAGACGTCTCGAATAACTTGGATGATTCGAATATATAGTGCAACGCAAAGTTATAACACACGACGTCGTATTTCCTTTGTGGACATGCAAATATATCACCTTCATAAAAGTTGACGCGTATTTTCATGTTTTTAGCACGCGACTTAGCCTCCTTAAGTGAGTCTGGGTTCGGTTCACACATGCTTATATTTGCACCGGCGTGTCGCCACTTTTGGAGATCACCACCGAATCCACATCCTACATCCAAAATACTGTCGCCTTCGCGGGTAGCCGATTGGATGAGGAGACGCTTAGACTCGTTATGGTACTTACGTATCTCCTCCATTTATTTGTAATAGCTTTTCTTTTTTAAATGGTTATAATTTACTAAGGTTTAAAAAGAAGATTCTATTTAATATAAATGAAACCTATTATTAAATGGGTAGGTGGTAAGACACAGATTCTCGATAAAGTTTTGGAATCTTTTCCACATGAAATAGAAAATTACCACGAACTATTCGTGGGCGGTGGAAGTGTTCTCTTCGGAATACTCGAAAGTCAAGACATTACCGTAAAAGGTAAAGTCTACGCGTACGATAAAAACCAAAAACTCATTAACATGTATAGACAGATCCAAGAGAATCCTAGAGATGTTCACGAACATTTACTTGAACTCTTTACCACGTACGATACGCGAACGGGTACGGAAGTAAATCGTAAACCTGAAACCGAAGAGGATGGTCTTACATCGAAGGAAAGTTATTATTATTGGACACGTAAAAAGTATAATGAATTGATACCTACGACACATATACACGCCGCGACATTAATTTTTCTAAACAAGACGTGTTTTAGGGGTGTATATAGAGAAGGTCCTAATGGGTTTAACGTACCGTATGGACACTATAAAACGACGCCATTAGTGGTATCATTAGACGAGTTAGTAAAAATACAAGACCTTATAAAAAATGTGGTTTTCAAATGGCGTGATTTTAGAGTTGCATTTACACAAACCGTAAACGACGGTGATTTTATATATGCGGACCCTCCGTACGCACCTGAAAGTGTTACAAGTTTTGTAGGGTATACAAAGGATGGATTTATAATGGATGATCATAAAGATTTATTTAAATTATTAAAAAGTTCTAAAGTTGATTTTGTAATGTCAAATGCAAAAGTCGATCTCGTAACTAGTAGTTTTAAAGAGTATAAGATAGACGATATCCCAGCGAGACGCGCAATAAATAGTAAAGACCCTTCGTCTAAAACAATGGAGGTGCTCGTGCATGGATATGTTCAAAAATAGGTCCCCAATCAGCTTTGTATTTAGCGGGAAAATAAACATCCCTTTTCTTACCTTTGTTTGTAAGTGTTGTTTTACGCATAGCCGCGTTTTCACCTCTTACAAAGAAAAACCCGATTCCGTCTTCTTTCATTATTTCATACGTGTCTTCGTATTTCAAAGAGTTCCAAAAACATTCGTTTAACATGTACGAAAATCTAAAATTTGCATTTGGATACCTTTTCGAGTACTGTCTAAGTTTATGAGATCCTAGACCAATCTTTTCGTCAGTTGTACCCGGACCGAGCTGGTGCTTCTTTTCGATAATATGTATGTAATTATCACATAAACGACGAAACATTCCATCGGGTTTCAAATTTTTTATATATTCCTTTAACCCCTTATACTGTTGGAGATAGGCAATGGATTTATTCTGGTCTAAATACACGTAATCACAACCATGAATCGAAATAATTTCACCGTCTTCGAAATCAGATGTTTCTTGTTCAAAGACCTTCCCCCACTGGTTCGTTTTTTCACCTCCTTTACCGTTTTGTATCATTTTATTAATTTTATATAGATACACACACCAACTTAGGTGTTGTTTATTCCCTGTACCGGGTGTCATATTATTACAAAGCCAATATCCTTCGGTTTAATTTCTTCGTTAATTTTCCAGTTCCATAGGTAATAGTGGTTATGACCTGTACCTTCCATGAACTTATGTTCGCGAAGTTCATCTTCATCTACTCCAACATTTACACAATTATATACATCGAAACCACGGTTACGCGCCATTATTATAGCATCTTTTAAACAGTGTCCTACATTATAAAAATTGTATGCCTGTTTTATCGTTTCACCACTCGGTTTATGTACATAATCCAAACTATAAAATGTGGCGAATTGATCTTTTTCATCGCTCAGGTATGTATATACGGTATCTTTACGAGGGAGAATCCAGTGCTCGACATACGATTCGTCGATTACAAGTGAGAGTTTAAACTGAATCAAATGGGCTTGTAACATTTTCGTAACACGTGGTATATCATCTTTAGTCATTTCCCTAAACTGAGAGGTACCTAAAATACGGTACGCCTGTTCTCTCGCATTAGAAAACCCTACCCGGTTTAACTTTTTGACATTTATGAGTCTATGCCAATACTTGACTTTAGCAATGGGTGTGGGTATTCGTTTAACTATGGTAGATATACCGGACCATATATTGTTTAGATTCATACGCCTAACCTGTTCGGAAATAATAGTAGGTGTAAACTTTACATCTCTTATATTTTTTGATACACATAAAAAGTTTGCTTGTAACATTTTAATATTTTTTTCATTTATACGAACGTTTACATGTATTCCCGAATTGTAAACGACGATTTCTTTTGTATCTGATTTACGTATAGCTATATTACATTCTTCCAAGTGCCCCGGTGGTTGTGTTGCTAACATGATAAGTTCTTTAGAATAACGAAACTCAAAAAAATCGTCTTGTATATAATTATCTTTTAAAAATTCGTAGAGTTCATCGATGGTACACGAACTCCATTCATATCCTTCAGGTAACGGGTTTTTTTCATACCTAAGTTCTCTCGATGAATTTATTTCGCCATCATTTTTAAAAACAACTTTATCTTGAGGAACAGGTTGTTTATTCCAGAATTCGTGCATTATATTACATAGAATAGACTTAAAGTTTTTAAGCTTTGTTACTATATAAAACAATGTCAACACTTGAACAAGATTACACGACCGTTCCCGGTCAATTATACGCGTGCCTTTCAGTCATAGGACCGGAAGCACCCCAAAAGAATGATAAGTTTGGAATTAAGATCCGGGGTGCATTTAATTCTAGAGATGAAGCTGCATCACACGCTAAACGTCTTCAAAAAGAAGATGCGACGTTTGATATTTATGTTGTTGATATGTATAAATGGTTGTTGATCCCACCCGATCCGACAAAGATCGAAGACGTTCATTATACGAATGAAAAACTTGAAGAACTCATGTCTGGATACAAAGAAAATCAAGCACAAGCGGCACAAATGTTTGCGGAACGTAAACGTGATATGGTCGAAAGTGCCCCAACTTTTACGAAACCAGGTGATGAAAACTCGAAGTATTATACGAAACCGGATGAACCACCAATTAGTCATCCAGCTGAAGTTCTCGAACGTCTCCAAAAGGAAAAACCAGATACACCAATGGAGGAACTTGTTAAGGAAGCGGATGCCACGGTTGCTAAGGAAATTGAGGAAAGAAAGGAAAAACGTGAAGCTGAGGCGAAGGAAGCTCTCGAAAAAGAGGCGTCTGAGAAGGGATTCAATTCAGTTGAAGCAATGCAAAAGTTTGAAAAGGAAAAGTCCGAGTCGTCTACGGAAGCTCAGGATACTAAGGGTGAAGGAGAAGTCGAGGAAGGTGAAGAGGTAGAATCTAAATAAATTTGTTATATAAATGTAAGAATGTTGAGTATTATACTAAATATAATCACCATAATTATTGTTTTAGCCATGGTCGTTTTATTTTTACGATTGTATGAAGATCGAAAAAGTAAATCGGGTACTGAAAATGTGAGTGCGTCTGATGTCGCACAAGATATACTAAAAGACCCACTCGTTGTAAGTCGCGCATATTTTACCGGATCTAAAATTGGTCCCATTGGTGATTTTGAAGGACAACAAACGTCACCTGAACATTTGTGGGTTAGAGGTAAACCTATCCAGGTCTAAGGATGACCGGTTGCATAGTCTTACCCATAAAAAATCCTAAAATAAAGGATACAAAAATAATAATGTAAGCCGTTTTATCTAAATTTGTGAATATATCTTCTTTTTGCGTCTGCTGTGAATATGGTTCATAATACGGTTGTGGTGGTGGAAAATAATATTGTTCATTATTTTCCGGCTCCGTTTCGTCCGGTTTCTGATCTTCTTCTTTACTCATAAAATCATCTGGATTATAGTTTATAGGTGTACCAACTTCAGATTCCATTTATAAAATGTAAACCTATTTTTTTAAGCCTATTATTACTCATCATCTTCTTCCTCGTCTTCGTCAACAATAAATCCTTTTAAATTACCATTTTCGTCCATATCACTATCATCATCTTCAAAATCGTCCTCGTCATCCGTTTGAAGAAGATCAATATCACTTTCTATTTCCGATTCGGATTCAGTTTCATAATCATCGTCAGAAAAATCATCTTCTGGGAGATCTTCGAGTGGGTCTAAGCGTTCTGGAACCTTTGAGACTCTCCCTGAACGTGTACGCGTAGAAACAATTGTTTTTGTCATTATAAAGTAATGTATGTTTATTCTTTTAAATACATTACGCAGCGTTAATAGTTTCATTTATTAAAACAAGGCTAAATTCAGCGTTTATACTGTTCGCTAACGTGTCTAACTCTTCTATAACACTTGTATCTGTAGAAACGGTATATAATGCGAGTTCTCGTAAGTTTTCGAGTGCACGATTTAATAACTTTTCTGAAACTTCTGTATGCGATTTATATTCTATAGCCATGTTTATGTTGGCTAAAAATTCTTTATATAAAACTTCATTTAATCCCGAGTACGGTAAAGTTTCACGTATGAGTTTAGTTATATGTTTTGTACCTGTATCTTTTTTTATTAAAGATGATGCCAAATATACAACGAGTGCAATTAATATTACAGCTAACATTCTATAAAGTACTAACAATTTTATCTGTAAGATTATGTGCGCGACACTTACATTTACACACCTGTTGTATATGACTTTTAAGTATACTGAATGAAATCGTCTCTTTACACGTGTCACATATTTCATTTGTGGTTACAGTATATTTCTTAACACCTTCACGTTTGAGTGATTCTATGACGAACGTTTCTTTTTTAACGATATACTTTTTTATGAATTTTTCGAGTAAGTTCTGTTCTGGTTCTACAACAACTTTCTTTTTCGGTGTATACGTTTCAACTTTACCATCTTCGTAAAGAATATCTGTTATTTTTTTAGAGAGTTGATGCCGTCTCCCCGAAAAATCCTTACAAAACCCATACTGTCTTAGTACGTTAGTTGTCGAAAAACACTTTTGGGCTATAGTATCACCTACTATATGAAACCATACGTGATTGGAATTATGATTACATTTTTTATTTTCGCAATATTTAGAATTTGTTGAGACGAGAAACTGTTTGTTATATTTAAACATTTTAGTGATTGATGCAGTAGTCTGTCCTTCTACATTTTTACGAACGAATGCTTCGACAAGTAAACGAGCCTCTTGATCCTTGAACTCATTTTTAGTTTGTAATGTTGTAAATGTAGCTTCTTTGTGAGTTCCTTCTACGATAACCGGTTCCATACTTTGCGTGCGTAACGTTGCCATATGTAATATATCAACGGATGGTTTTTGTTCAGTCTTTTGTAACGTAGACGAAGGACCGTGCTTGTATATAAATATAGGTAAATATTCACTTTGTGTTTCTTTACCTGTGTTATTACATAACTCACACCCCTGACCGACACACGCTTCGTGTTTTCCCTTTTTATGTGACCAAGGCATACGAAACCCACTTCCTTTCGTATTACGTGAATTATTACCGTAAACTGAAATATCAACAATATCTTTCCAATCACGTGATCCATACGCTAAGTTTAACGTATTTATAACATGATCTCTGATACCTAATGCAGATGATCTATTTACAACAAAACCCGGCCAGTTTATATGTATACCTGTTTTTATGAGTGTGTCTATGGGTTTAGGTTCAGCGACAGATATCAAAGCGTCTTTACCACCAAACTTTGAGACCTTGTCACATATGACTTTACATACACTCTTAATCTGTTCAAATGACATTTCTTCATCATCTTTATAATCAAGATCCATGAAAAAATTGTAATTTTCCGTTTTCTGTTCAACGACAAATATCTTTTCACCGGAGTTATATACTTCTACACATTTTTCGTAAAAGTCATTCAATTTATCAAATGGCACGGAGAGGACACCACCGTCCATGAGCACATGTGATAAATCGGAGTTATTAGAAAAACCCTGGTCTTTACACCAACGTTTAAACATACTTACCTATTAATCTATTCATTTTTTTATACTGTTTATTCATCATCATACTCGTGACGCCAAATGGAGCGTCGGTATGAGACTTCCGGATAATTTTCTTCTTCTGATAAATTTTTCTTTAAAACGAGGAGTTCATAAACTTTATCCTCTTTATGTAATTCAACGTACCTTTCTGCTCTTTCTGGTGTATACGCGTGCCTTTCAATGAGAAGCTCACGTATTTGGGATAAAATGTAGTTCTTAGACTTCATTATTTAATAGAGAAGGTTTTTCTATCGAGAGAAGTTACACACGCGTAAAATTCTGGATTGTTAAGTACGTTCTTAACAATACGATCCCATTGTTTCTTAGTACTGAACTCTGAAAGCGTTTCAAAATTCATGAAATCGTTTTCATCATGTGTTCTCTTGATGGGCTGTTTCTGAATCTTACGGAGATTCATTTTCTGTTTTTCATCGTTAAACTTACGTATAAGTTCAGCCTGTTCCTGTATGGTATAGTTTACGAAAAACACGTAAACGTTATATTCGAGTTCCACTCCTGGACTTTCTGTTACTACAAATTTAAATTCTGTATATTCACCTTTTTTCAAAGAAACAACTCCTCTGGTTTCTTCTTCAAGTTCTCTCAAAGCACATCTAATGGGATTTGGAATCTCCCTTCGCCTGCACCCTCCGGTGACGAAAATCCAATCTTTGAATCTTCGATCCCGGACAGTGAGAAATCGTGGTTTATCACCTATAAAAGTGACGGGTATTGCAATTGCTTTATATTTTTTCATTGCTTATTTGCAAGTTATAATTGAATAAGATGATTATTCTGAAGATTCTTCTTCATCATCATCAACTTGGGTTTCAAAAACTTCCTCTTTTTCTGTTTCTACAACTGGAACAGCTTTCACTTGCGGTGGTGTGCTGGATAAATGTGTCATGAGGTTTCCATAAAATCCCTTGACATTATCCATTTCTGATTTCGTTTTATTAAGTTCTCTGTACATGTACATTGTGGCAACAATACACATGAGCACGGCAACTATAGTCGCGGTATCGCGATCGAATGTAAACATTTTATATATAAAATTACGAGCTAATTTTTTAAGTTCCTATAATCGCACCCATGTGCGTTCTTTTTTCGGTTGGACACGGGTACCCCATTTTTCCAAACTGGATCTCCTGGTAATGCCCTTCTTTACACTCTGCATTCTGAGGAGGTTTTTCTGGTTTTTTACCAACTAAATGATCTAAAGTACCTGATTTTGGGTCATACGTTATAACAAAGACAAATGCTACGAGAAAAATTAATTGCCAAAACATTTATAATAAATGGATAAATTAAATTAGTTGGAATACATCAAACCACCCATACCATTTTCGATACGGAGGACGTTGTAGTTGACGGCGTAGATTGTATTAGCGAACGATGTATTATCGGAAACAAGTCTCGCGGAATCGAGTCTACTAAAGTTGAGCGAACCCGTTGGTTGAACCTTAGCCGTATCGAGACAGAATGGAACCAGTGTAATGTTATCGTTAGTACAGCTACCGACTGATGTATGGTAATAGATTGGGGCGGAAGTAAAGTGTGGGATAACAGTCTTCGCATCACTAACATCCGTACCGTTAATTTGAAGCTTAATTTTATCGGCGGCGGACATACCATTTACAGCAACCAAATATTTCATTGGGTGGTTGAAGTTGAGCTCTTGAGTCTTAGAAGCCGAGGCGATAGCTTTTTGTGTTTGGGTAACAAGCATGTTTTGTGGTGTGGAAGACAAAGCGGTGCGTTCGTCGGTGTCGAGGTGGATGAACTGAGCGTAGACTTCAAGGTCAGTTTTCAAAGATGCATGATCGGCCCACGTAATTCTCAGTTCGACGTCGTGGTACTGAAGTGCAATCAATGGGATCGCCGACTGGGCATTTTCACAAAACGAAAATCTGAGTGGGTAGAAAGTTTCACTAGTGTAAGTATGTTTAGAGTACGTTTGGTTCATAACGGTTGGTGCGAGAATCGTAGAAAATGTGTAATCATGTTCGTCAATGACTTGACCACCAATCAAGAGTTCAACTTTGTTTACTTGTGTAGACCAATCAGCAGCATCGCCGGCTCTGTTAGCAATGTAGACATACCCGACCATATCCCCTTTTCTTTCAAACCTGACGGTCGACATACCACCCGCGGATGGGTTGCCCTGGATAACCTGTCTCTCGACAGTTTGGGCGAAATTTGTGTGACGTTTATAGTTGGACCTGAAAAAAGAAACTTCAGGTTGGCCGACGAGATGCGCATCTTGGGCACCTACGGCAACGAGTTGAGCAATACCTCCAGACATATTTTATATTATACTAAGGTTTTATTTTTTTAACCTAA